CAGCCCCTTTGGTTACTACGTTTTCCATTTCTTGTAAATTTCTACCAACGGACATTTGTTTGATTGTGTTATAATCTATATTTATTTATAAATTAAAGATTTCCTAAGAATTCTTGGAATAGTTCAATTTTATGTTCTTGTAGAGTTTTTTCATCTACAAGAGTATTAATTCTACGCTTTGTCTGTTCAGCAAGTCTTTCACGAAGAATTCCCCCTTCCCAAACCCACTCTTTACCTTCCATAATTCCTTGAACAAAAGCATCAGGAGCGGAAGGATCGGCTACGATATCTGCTGCAGTTGCAAGCATAAAATCTTCACCGACAATTTTATGACCCTCATTAGTCATCTTGAGTGAACCAACACCACGAGAAGAAACGCCAAGGCAAACTCCTTCTTTAATAAGAGACTCGGCAATCTTACCCATAGGAGTTGCTAAAAGTAATGCCTTACCAATAAAATTACATCCCTTTTGTTCAAGAGAAACAATTTTATGAGAAACACGGTCAAGATTGACGGTAGGACCATCAGGATGACCAAGTTCTCCAAGAGCACGACCCTTTGCAACAAATGCCTCATTATATCTCTTTACCTCACGGGCAAGAGTTTGCATAGGATACATTCTTCCATTACGATTACAAATATCACCCTGAAGGAAAACTCCTTCAATAAAGGTTCTTGTTTCTTTACCTACTTTTTCGGTAATAAACTCTACTTGTGAGACTTCTTCTGTGATGAGTTTCATTTTTTTATTCGGTGACTAACTGAACGATTTCTGTGATACTTACATTCTGAGAACCATCTGCCGCAAGAACACTTACTTTCACACTTCTTGCAATATTTGCATTAGTTGTGGTAATTACTCCAACAATAGAAGAAGTATCGTATGAAATTGTTAAAGAATCATTAGATACTGATGTAACTAATTTATGTTCTGTATTAATTCCTACTGGTTCCGCATTTTGAATAGTGACGTAATCACCAACTAAAAACGGATTTCCTGCATTTGAATCAAATGAAATAACAGTTGATGTTCCCGTAGTAATTCCAGCAATCTTTTGTCTGGCAATTCTTTCTTTCAATACTTCATTACCATATGGTGTGATTTGAAAAGAATTTACAGTTGCAATAGGATCTCCACCAGTCTCAACATAAATTGAGGTCAATCCGGTAGATACTCTTAAATATCCACTTTTTAGAGCAATAGGATTACTGGTTGTGGCAGTAGACACATTTGCAGCAATTCTATTTACATTCTGAACAATCTTAATTGCCATTATTCTTGATCCTCGGTGGTTTCTTCATCACCAAACATCGATGCTGCAACATAAGGTCGAGCAGAATCAACTCTGTCCGATGCTTTTGTGTATAATATTTCTTTAATTTTATCAGATACATCAGATGCTGATGCATCTGTTGCAATCAAATCGATAAGTTCTTCCATAAAAATAATGTATTACTATAAGATTATTTATATCTTGCCACCTTTAGGCTCTGGAGGTGGTTCTGGTGCAAGTGGTTCTTCAGGAACTTCTCCTAGTGCCGGTTCTCCTGTACCTTCTGGGGGTAAACCACCTTCTGGCATAGGATTGCCCATTTCATCCACCGGAGCATTAGGATTTGGAAGAATACCTTTTTCAATTTCATCATCAATTTGCTCATCGATTTCAATAATCTCAACATCAGTTTGACGAAGAATCTTTTTACGAACATATTCGGTTGAGAAATATTTACCGATATATGGTTCCATCGTCGTAACAAGTGTTAAACGATTTGTAAGTAATTCTGCTTCTTTAAGTTCTGCAAAATGGTTGTCATATAAGAAATCATATTGAATATGATCACTCATGGTCTCCCAATCTTCTGGGGTTACGATATTCTTTAACAGAAGTTGAGTACGAAGCATATCATTAAACATATTTGCAAAACGCTTTCTTAAACGTCCAACAAACTTAGAAAACTTAAGTTCATCTCTTAGAATTTCTGATGAACGACCCAGATTAAATCCATCGCCACCACCGGCAATTCTTGATTCCGGAACTCCTAATGCTCTATAAAGTTTTTTCTGGAAATACTCAATATCAGAAAGTTCTCCCAGATTTTGACCACCAGGAAGAGTTGTGATTTCAGTTCCTCTACCACCCTCTCTTCTTGGAAGCCAGAAATCCTCAAGCATACTCATAAACTTACGGTCATCACGAACCTCTCCGGTGTTCGCATCGTAAACTAACTTATTACGATAGCGACTCATAACCTCTTTGAGGTATTGTTCTGCCTTTACTTTTGGAAGATTACCAACGTCAATATAGAAGATACGACGTTCTGGTGCTCTTGATAATCTATAAATTACCAAAGAATCCTCAATCATTCTAAGTTGATTGAGTGCCTTAATTGCTTTGTGAAGATAGGAAAGTACGGTTCCCTTGTTTCTATCTATTAAACCTGAAGTGCAATATGTGATTGAATCTCTTGCAATCTTTACCGCACCTTTTGCCGAAGACCCAAGTGTTCCTGATGGGTAATTCGATGTTGGAGTGTAAATAAAATACTCTTCAATTTCAGGATATGTAACCTGATTTACATTAAAATTACTGAGTGATGATAAATTTGGACCTATATTATTGTTCGTCTTTTTCTCTTGACGAATATGCTTCATCTTCATGGGGTCAATATATCTCAATTCCTGAATTCCATCCTCAGGTTTCTTTACATCAATAACTTTGAGATAAAATAATCTACCGTCGATATACCAGTTTCTAAAAATTTCGTGGGACTTCTTATCAAAGTCCATAATTTCCTTAATATATTTAAACTCGTCTCTTATAATTTTCTTGAGTTTATCACTAGCATTTAAGTTTGATAATTCAATTTCTACAGGAGAATCATATAAATCACTTACAATTGCTTCGTTTACAACATCTTCAATTGCACCATCACATTCTGGGTGAAGTGACATTTCACGATATCGACGAATTAAGTCATATTCTGTTCTATAAACACCCTCAATATCAACAGTTTGACCATAAAAACCCGATTGAATATAATAATCAACCCCGTCCTCATTATTAGGAGGAACGGGGGAGACTATTGATTTGGATTTTTTTTCATTATCCTCAATCGAAAAACCAAAAAGTTTCGCCATTTTATAAATTTAAACTCTTAATATGTTCTATTTAGTTAATATCTTCACCGCCAGCAGCAGGAGAATCTCCCCTAACTGCTTCCCACCAAAGAACTTGCATTTCTACGGTAAACTCCTGAATAGCATCAGTTTCATATGCCAAGTTGATTGTACTGATATTTGTTGGGAATAAATCATAGAAATGATATGCTCTCAGAGTAGATCCATCACGGTCTAATTGATAGACAAATGCATCTGCCTGATAAAGAGCTGGATCGGTTACACCAGTATTATCAGATACTCTGTTAATTTTATTCATCCAGTTTTCAAATGCCGAACGAATAGAAAAGTCGGTATCATTAATTACGGTAATCGTCCAAGTTTCAAAAGTACGATCTCCCGCTAATTTTAGAGTTCTCCCTCTAAATGCAACTTCTAATGGAGTTACCGTTGAAGCTGGAAGTGCCGCAGACTTAACTAAGAATCTTGATTTGTCAAGAACATTAGTATCGGCAGCTGCAACATCTGGGAAAGAAAGAACAACCTCAAAGAGGTTACTTCTAGCACCACCACCAGACAGCTTACTCTTGAAGTCTGTAATCTTCCTTAAAGGAGGTGGATTTAATTGATTTCTGGTTGCCATAGTAGTTAAACCTCTTGATTAATTAAAAGTTTCCGATTACTTCTTCGAAATCAACACCAGTCTTGGTGGCAATAAAGGTAAGACCGATGAAGTTAATCGATCTCGCTGGTTTAATGTAGATGTCTGCTCTAAACTCATTAGCATCAATAACTGATGCCGTGTTATTTGTTTCGTCACAAATAACAACATAATCAAAAATACCTCTCTTTGCCTGAACATCACGCAAGAATGGTTCAATTGTATTTACGAAATTGGTTCTTGTAATTTCATCATTAAACTCAAATAGTACATCCTTAGCGGCACGAGAAATGGCATCCTCAAGATAAATGAAGAGTCTGCGAACATTAATACGATCAAATGCAGATGTTCTTCCCAATCCAGTCTTATCACCAAACAGAATAATACCCGCTCCTGGTGAGAAGATTATTGGATTAATTCTATTTGTATAGAGACGATCTCTTTGCGACTTACTTGGAGTGTATGCAAGTTTAACCGCATTTAGAATGGCACCTCTTGACGTACCGGCAGGAGAATACCAAGGGAAGAAATTAATATCACTACGAGCACATAGACCGGCAATATCACCATTTAGAGGGGCATATCTGTAAGTATTTGCAAATCTATCGTACATATACTTATATCCAGAATCAAATACTGCATAAGATGAAGATGCAATTGGTGAGAAGAAACTAATTACATTACTTGTAATATCTTCTGGTGCGTTAATAGTAATCGCTCCTTGTGTTGGATTGTCTGCAAGAGCAGCACCTCTATATGGAGTAATAAAGGCAATTGCATCCTTTCTAAGTTCGGCAACTGAAATGAGTTTGTTTGCTAGTTCTTGTGCGGTTTCTTTTGCATAACCAGCAGATCCCATCAGTAAGAAATCTACTTTAATTTCTTCTGTGTTCTCAAATAAATCATATCCATCCTTCAATTCTGATAGATCTGCAAAAAGAGCACCAGCGGTTGATATTCCGGTTTGACCATTATAGTTAAGACCACCTGCTAATGTGTAGGTATTAGAACCTGCGGCACCAAAAATGATACCTTCTGCGGGTTGGTCCCATCCATTATCGGTTGTTAAATCAAACTGACCAGCATCATATCCTGTTGTGGTAAGTCCGGCAGGAGCACCACCAGCAAAGATATTTGCAGAACCTGCGGCAATATACTTTCTCCAATATGAAGTACTTCCGGCAGAAAACTCGGCATCAGTTGCCTTAGAAAGACCTAAGTGCTTCTCAAGAATTGTTCCGGCATTACCAGTAATTGTTCCTAAATCATCAATAACTACAACGTGAACTTCATCAAATCTAGATCCTCTTGGTTCCGCAAATGCGGAAGTTCCAGGAGCTCCGGCAATATTGTTCCACTGAATATTTGAATTAGTCAGGGTAATATTTTGCTGACTGAACCAATCAACCTCTCCGGAATAAGATGTGGTTCCTAGAGAAACACCATCTCCACTTCTCATTAATGTAAACGAACCAGTTTCTGGGAAACAATAAACTCCATCTTGCTGATAATCAACAACAGTTTCAGTCCCTGCTGCAGATACTCTACTTAAAATTTTAACATAAATTTGACTACCAACAGTTTGTGTGATAATACCCTTTAAGTAAGAATCATCCAGAGATACTGCTGTTCCTGAGATAGAATCTACCTTTCCGGAAAGAGATATTGTTACACCATATCCAACTTGAATAGTGGTATTAATTCCTACAGTTGAAACTCCAGATAAAATTTGGTCTGCTTTAGAGTCAATAATTGCAACTTTAACTCCGTTTGCCCAAGAACCAGGATTTCTTGCGGCAACAGTAACTCCGGTAATCGTGTTTTCATCATATCCAAGTTCTTCATAATTATCTAAACTCTTAATCTTTACACTACTTGCAGAACCAACAAAAGCGTTTTTAAGGTCGGCATCATCTGCTCTTACAACCTGTAATGAACCACCATAAGAAAGATAGGATGAAGCAACCATCCAACTTTCATAGTGCTTATCTGTGGAATAAGGTTCGCCAAAATTATTCAGCAGATCATTTTCGTTCTCCACTAAGGTTGGCGAATCTACAGGTCCTTTTGCGAAAGGCGCAACAATTGCTCCTACTTTATTAGAAGCTGGTTGAACTCTACCAGAGGTTAAGTCAACTTCCCTTACTACAATTCCAGGAGATGCTAAATTTAGCGGCATCTTTATTCTCCGTTTATCCCGAATTATTCTAAAAGTATTTATAATTTCCTTCTCTTTAAAGACTTATCTGTAATCCCACATATAAGACCTGTCCCCATATTCATCCACACTCCAAATTTCTTCAGTTTGCATCTGATTTTCTGGAGTAGCAAACATCCACCTATCTCCAGTTTCTTGCTCCACAAATACTTCCATATCTTCTAATCCATCAGAAATAAATCCGAATGGAGACATATCCTGTTCAATCTGATTTTTTTGCTCTTCATAAATTCTTTTACGAATATCATTATCTGTCATTTCCTTAAAATAATCTTGAGCAACTAACCAGGCAAAAATAACCAAGCACATTACCAAATCATCATTACATCCCTCTTCTGCTATAAAGGAATTGTGCTTCTGAATAAAAGTTGTCATTTCTGCAATAATATCATAATCATTAACCAATAACTTGTCATCCTCAATAAGTAATTTTAAATTAGAACAACCTAATTTCTTAACTGCTGCAGTTGTTCTGACTCCAAGTTGAGATTTTTTACCACTAAATCCGGAACCAACTAATTGCCCTGCTCTACCTCGCATCGCACACATTAAAATATTATCATACTCCAAATCAAAATGGAGAATGTTTGCAACTTGGTCTCCAATATCATTAACTTCTATAAGCAACCAAGAATTATTATATCCTTTTGCCACTTCATTAATGATACTCGGAAATAGCATCGGTTTAATTTCATTATTTTTATACTTTGCAACTACTTTGTATGGAAAGTTCGTAATATCAAAAACCACAAATGCGGAATAATCATTTCCTATTCCACGAGCAACGTCCACAGTAATTAAGTAATTATGATCCTCTTTGGGGTCCTCATAAACATCAAGACCTTTACTTCTGGTTATTGGATCATCATACACTAATATTTTAAGTTTACTTGGATTGATTAAGGTTCCTATGGATCCTAAAAATTCGCAAAGGTGCTCCGCCCTAAACTGTTCTTCACTTGTGTTTGCGATTGTTTGTGCTTTCCACTCTTCATCTCTTCCAGGAACTTCCGACCAGTGAACTTCAGTAGCAACAAATTGATTTTTACTTCTTTCTGCATCGTGCCACATTCTATAAAAGTGGTTCATACCTTTTGGGGTACTTACTATAATAACTTTAGTAGATTTACCAGATGAAATAGTAGGATAAACAGATGCAAAGAAATCGTCTGCAATATGATTTGGAACGAATGCAAATTCGTCCAAGAAAATAATGTTGAAAGACATTCCTCGGACAGCAGAAGCAGAAGTCGATGCCGCAATAATCTTAGAACCATTTTCAAGTTCTAATGATCCTTTATTCCAAGATACAATACCCTGTTGCATCCATTTTGGCAGATTCTCATAAGATAATTGAAGTCTACTTAAAATCTCTCTTGAGGTTGATGCCTTGTTCGCAAGAATGCCAACATTTACATTATCGTTAAAAACAATATAATGTAATAAGTAAGATACTACGGTTGTTGTCTTTCCAACCTGTCTAGGCATTTTACAGATATTAAATCTGTTCTTATGGAAGTTTGTGACCAATCGTTCTTGAAATGGCCACATTTTAAATTGAACAAGACCTTCATCAACATTAACGATCTTAATGTATTTTTTGGCAAAATAAACAGGGTCCTCTTTACATCTCAAAAACTCAATAATTTGCTCTTCAGTAAATTGAATTGAAGTATTTGCTCTTTTGAGATTTGGGTTAGAGAGATATGCGTCCCCCTGCTTTAGTTGAATATCTTCAATATCCATAAATTAGTAAATCTCTCTCCATCTCATAGAAACTCCAACATTAGTACTAGAGTCACTTATATTACTCACACGAACAGAAAAGATTTCTGAGTCTGTTGAATCAAAATTTTGGGTTATGTAATTTTTCTTAGATGATGGTCCACTTGATACGTCTACAGATGTTGCAGTTGGTTTTTGGGAATTTTGACTTTCTCCTGCGGCATAACCACCCATAAAATCTTCATAGTATGTAGAACTAATTCCAGTTGCACCTTGATTATATTCAACAACAGATTCTGTATTTTCGGAAACCCAAGTTCCTGTCGAATTAATTCCAACCGAACTTCTTAACTTTACAACTTCATACTTTACATTTCCTCCATTACTAAAGACAGAAACATCTTCAAGTTTTACTGTTGCCCTATTTGGATATCCTTTAAATGTATTCTTGAGTCTAATTTGAATAATAGGAACCGTAGTGCCAACACCAACAGTTCTAAGGTTTGTTGTATGCGAAAATTCTCTACCCGCTTCTACATATCCACCTTCACTCATTACAGTAGAGCAAATTTGAATAAAGGAACCTCCGGCACCTACTTGTGTTCCATCATTTCTAACCTCGCATCTTACCGGAAGATTTGGATTAGACATATAAACCGTTGGAAGAACATTTGAATTGTAGAATTCGTGACATACAACATTCTTACCATCAATTGAAAATCCGCAACGAACTCTACCAACACCCAACCATTCAAAGTCAGTAAAGAATAATTGAGTTTTAGTAATATCTAATGTATACCCAGAAGGGTCTAGACCTGTTAATCTATCTTTATTCCATTCAGATTGAGTAACTCTTCTATCTGAAGCAATTCCAGTTACATAAGACCTAATTACAAAACTCAAAGTTCCATCAGGTGCCTGCTCAAAGAAAATTCCATCTCTGTCGTCAAAATATCCGGTTCTCTTATAAACATTTTGTTGTGCTGCACCAAAATTAAATGTGGAGAAAATCAATTGTGATTTTCCGGGCATATAATGATGATATCTCTTAGTCTGGTGAATGGTATATCCATTAGTGCTAGTACCAGACTGTAAAATTGCAGCCGCTTGATTGGCATCAAAACTTATAGTTGCTCCAGTACCAACCTTAACATCTACAAAATCTGGGTCAATAGAATAGATATGCTTATAATCTCCAAGAGTGTATGGATTTGATATTCTTAATCTACCAAATGCATCATCTTCCGGTTTCCACGGATTATATAAGTGTGACATTAGACTACCCTCCAACCATTTCTATAAACAAAAGTAAGTGAACCATAATCATAAGCAATAATTGCTCTGTCTCTACCATCAATAGTATCAGAACCAGATGGAAGGATTGTGATATACCTATTTACTCCCTTGGATGCTTCTCCAAGTTCATCTTTTACTATGTAGGTCTTCCCATTCTTTCTTGGTGTTGGAAGAGTGATTGTAACCGCTCCAGCATAATTGACTCCGATATAATAATCTTGTGGAGTTACTGTGTATGATGAACTGGTGACATATTTAAGTGGCATATCCATATATGCCAGATTTGTCTCACCTCCACCACCAAGAGTTGAGAGTTGTTGTTGAATACGAGAAAGAAAAAGTTTATAATGTTTGTCTAAATCATCAAGAGTTGCAAACTTTTGATCTAATGGAGTGAGAGGATCTTTTTGTTGTTTAACTTCTGATGGTTCGGCAAGAAGACCTAAAGATTTCTCAATTAAGGTCTCTTTTTTCTCTTCAAGTTCTTCTTTATGTTCTTCCAGAACTTCAAGAACTTCCTCCAAGGAATCTTCAATTATATTCTCAATAATTTGTTCCTGTTCTTTAGGTGTTTCTGAATACAACCAATTTTCAAATGCCTTAACCGTTTTTTGTTCTTGTACTTTTTTCTTTTTTGTTTCTTTTTTTAGATTGGCAACCTCTTCAAAGATAGAATCTAATTTTAAATCACCGATTACAGAATCAAATTCTTCTTTTTTTCTTTTCTTATCTTCTGCTACTAATTTAAAGAGTTCCGATAGTTCATTCATTTATTATCACCACTTCACTTTATTAGCCCAAAAGGCGGCACTCATCTTTCCTTTTGCAATATTTTTGGCGTGTCTGGTTTGAAATCTCTTACGACGACTTGCATATTCTTTTGATTCTCCCTCTTTCTTTGGAGAACCTTTTACACCTCTTTGTCCAAAACGAATGAGTTTTTCTTTTCCACCCTCACAAGCCTTTACGACGTGAGACTTACCCGTGAGTGAATCACCCACGGGTTCGGACTTTGGGGAGTTGCACTTCATTTCTGATTTTTTTGCTTCGGCAATAAATTTTGAAAAAGTTTTTTGTTCCTTTATTGGAGATTTTAATGGTTCTGGTCTGATTAAATCAATTATTTCAACAAAATCATTACCATTTGCATCTTGAAGTTTCACATTTTCCTCTACATTATGTTCTCCGCTATGAAGATAATCTGCAGCAGCATCAATATAATCTGCCGCTTTGGTAATTTTTGACTGAACCCAAGCCTCAATATTACCTTCTCCCTTTAACTTCCCACGAAGTCTCTTTGCCGCAGAAATAATCGTAGAAAGTTCAGACCTAGCCATTGAATATTCGTGATCTGGTTCTTTAGATTCATTTGCCGGATGAACCTGTGCAATATCATATTTTAGTTGATTTGTAGTCAACATTGATGGAGTTGAATACATTGCCCAAAACTTGGGTCCATATTTGCATTCTGATTGAGTTTCGTCTTTTTGCACTTGGGACAATA